CCTCCGCGCACATTTGTGCAAAATTGACAAAATCGAAAACACAGGCAAATGATACCTATTTCAAGTATTCAAACCAACCCGAACAATCCGCGAAAAATTACCGCAGCCCAGGTCGAGAAACTTAAAAAAAGCATTTCCGAGTTTTCGGCAATGATGGAACTTAGGCCGATAATCATAGACGAACAGCGCATAGTTCTTGGTGGAAACATGCGTTTATTGTCGTTGATTCAACTTGGTTATACCGAAATTCCAGAAAGTTGGGTAAAACAAGCCGCTGACTTAACAGACGAGGAGAAACAACGTTTCATTATCGCCGATAACGTAGGCTTTGGCGAATGGGATTGGGAGGCATTGGCCAACGAATGGGATGCAGGCGATTTATCCGATTGGGGGTTAGATGTGCCGGACACATTTGGAACACAGGCCGAAGCAGAAGAAGATGAGTATGAAATGCCCGAAGAAGTGCATACCGATATTGTCCTGGGCGACTTGTTTGAAATAGGGGAGCATCGGTTGCTTTGTGGGGATAGTACTCAAACAGATACATGGACATTGTTATTGGAAAACCAAATGATTGATTTAGTAATTACCGATCCTCCTTACAATGTAGATTACACTGGAAAAACAAAAAATGCATTAAAAATTGCAAATGATAAAATGAATTCTGATGCATTTTATGAATTTTTGTATAATTTTTATACTGCTCTTGGTTCTTTTACAAAACTTGGAGGCGCTTGGTATGTTTGGCATGCAGATTCTGAAGGCCATAATTTTAGAAAAGCTATGATAGATTCAGGTATACTTGTTAAGCAATGCCTGATTTGGGTTAAAAATTCACTTGTTATGGGTAGGCAGGATTATCACTGGAAACATGAACCTTGCCTATATGGTTGGAAAGATGGTGGTGCACATGGATGGTATGGAGACAGGAAGCAAACAACAGTTTTGAATTTCGACCGCCCAAATCGTAATGCCGAACATCCAACAATGAAGCCAGTAGAACTTATAGCATATTGTGTAAAAAATAGCAGTAAAACTGGCGATATAATTGCGGATGCATTTTTAGGAAGTGGAACAACAATGGTCGCAGCACACCAACTTAACCATAAGTGCTACGGCATGGAACTTGACCCCAAGTATTGCCAGGTGATTGTTGACAGGATGCTGAAACTTGACCCGTCCTTATTGGTAACAAAAAACGGAAAGCCTTATGAAAGGCCGTAAAAAACTACCAACCGCAATAAAAGAATTACAAGGCACTTTGCAAAAGTGCAGGGTAATGGATGACGAGATGCAGCCGCAACCGCTGCCTGACTATCCGCTTCCGGCTGAATGGCTTTCTGAATACGGAAAAATGGAATGGCATAATGTGGTAGGTGGATTACACGCGATAGGCATGCTTGCGCGACTTGATTTATCCATTTTGGCAATGTACTGCAACGAGATTTCTGTTTACAGAGAAATGGAGGAAAAGTTGCGCAACAACGATAGAGCCATAGCAATAAAAGATGCAAACGGAAATTTGAAAAGCGTAAACGTAGTGGCCTATCAACGCATTGCTGACCGCGCATTAGAAAAAGCGTTGCGCATAGCATCTGAATTTGGATTCACACCATCAGCCCGCACACGCATCAGCATGACCGCAACAAATAAAACGACACAGGAGTACGAAGAATTTGACATTGTATGACCTTGAAAAAGCAAAGGCGAATATATGACCAGACCAAAGGTGAGCGCGTTGTTCGCTTCATCGAGCGCTTTTGCAAACACTTGCACGGCGATTTAGCGGGCAAACCTTTTATGTTGGAGGAGTGGCAAAAACGAGACATCATATATCCAGCGTTCGGCACAATGAGACCCGACGGATACAGGGAAAAGCGCTTTTGCTACGTCGAACTACCAAAGGGCAATGGGAAGTCTTTTTTGCTTTCAGCGATTACGTTGTATATGGCCATTGCGGACGGTGAACATAATGCAGAGGTGTATTGCGTCGCGGGGGATCGCGAACAAGCCCGCATCATCTTCGACACATGCCGCGAAATGATAGCCGCTGACCCCACCCTATCAGCCGCGTGTAAGGTGTTCAAGAACTCCATAGTCCACACAAAAAGTAGCAGCACAATTAAGGTAATATCAGCCGAAGCCTATTCAAAACACGGGTATAGACCCTACGCAATCATGTTCGATGAGTTACACGTACAGCCCAACCGTGAACTGTACGACACGCTGACCCGAGGCATGATCAAGCGCTGGAATAGTATGTGCTGGATGATTACCACGGCAGGAGTAAAGAATACCTTTGCCGAACAGATACACGATGAGGCCGAACTAATCCGGCGCGGCAAAGTCAAGAATCCGGCGTGGCTACCTGTGATTTATAATGCCTCGCAGGACGATGACCCATTTAGCCCGGAGGTGTGGGCGAAGGCTAACCCAGGCATGGGCAATATCATAGACGCGGAAAACTTCGCCCTCTTGAGCAACGAAGCCAAAAGCCAGCCGTCTGCCTTAAACTCCTTCAAACGTTTGCACCTCAACATTTGGACAGGTGCGACTGAATCCTGGATACCTGGCCACGTGTGGGACAAAAACGTTAAGCAAGTGCCGGAAGAAGAACTGCAAATGGCCGAACTGTTCATGGGCCTTGACCTTGCAAGTACCCAGGACTTGAGCGCCCTGGCCTACCTTTGGAGGTTGCAGGACGGTACGCTGTACTTGAAAGTTGCGACCTACTGCCCAGAGGAGACTATACACGACCGCGACCGCAAAGAAAACGCCAATTACTTAGCATGGAATAACGAAGGATGGATAAGCGCAACGCCCGGAAATGTGCAAGACCTGGAGACCATACGCGGGGATATTTTGCGAGCAGCCGGGCAATACACCTTGCAAGGCCTTGCTTTCGACCCCTGGACAGCGGACAATTTCGCAGCCGAACTGTACACCCGCAATAGCATACCCGTTAAAAAATGTCAGCAAAGCCTAGCAACCTTTCCGAACCCTCTAAGTACTTCGAGCAGTTGACCGTCGGCAAAAAGTTGTTTCACGACGGCAATCCGGTGGTGGCATGGAACTTGGACAATACGCAGATTTTCCGAGACAGCAACAACAACATTAGACCACACAAGGGCAAAAGCAAAGGTAAAATTGACGGCATTATGGCATCCGTGAACGCGGTGTGGGCGATGCAAGAGTACGACAAAGAAAACCCTACCTTTGATATTGGCAACATGATAAGCTACTTCTGATGGATGAACTAAAGCAGGTAAAACGCCTTTACTCCTTCCGTGGGTACTTTGAATATTACTTCGAGATATTCCCAAAGTATAACCGTGGCCTGGCCGCATACGAAGCCATCGAACGGGAGTTCTACGAGTTGTTCGGGGCTAATCGGTACGCTGATTACGGGATATTCCGCGTAATGCGTCGCAGGTACGTTATCATGTTGCAGGTTGAAGCGAAAAGAAAAGGCAAAGTAAAGAGATAGGTTTTAATCGGTTTTTAAAAGTGGTTTTAGCCCCGCCATTTTCGGCGGGGCTTTTTTTGTTTACTTTGTTAACACTTTTACCCCAAAAACCCCTGCACCTTTGCGCCGTGGCTAACATCTTTACACGGACGATACAGCGGATATTTCGCAGCAAGATTTCCAACCTGGGCCCCGCTAAGGACTGGACGCTGTGGCAATCCCTTTTGGGCAACATCGCAGGCAAAGAGGTTGCGGTTACGGGCAAAACGATTCTTTCAATCCCCGCTTATTTCCGTGCCGTTGACTTGATAGCCACGCAAATGGCCTCGCTGCCTTTCAACGTCTATACCGTCGCATCAGATGGCAGCATCCAGGAGGCGCGCACCAACCCGGTTTGGCGGTTGCTGAACTTCCGACCTTCCCCGGAATACGATTGCTTTTCATTCATGGAGGCCGTTGTTCGCACTATCCTGACCGGGAATAAAGGGTATGGCCCTGGTAACTGCCTAATCGAAATCATCCGCGACAATCGCGGCGCGGTCGCCATGTTCGATATTGTTGACGAACCGTATCAACTCATTGAACTCGAAACGGGCATGTTCTATATCATCGGTGAAAAGGCTTATCCTATTTCCGATATTATCCACCTCAAAGCCTGGACACGCGACGGCGAAAACGGCGAAAACCCGCTGAACCTGCTCAACAGCACCTTTAAGCGCGGTATATCCGAACTGCTAACGTATAGCGATTTTTACAAAAACGGTGCTGCCATATCCGGTATCCTTGAGACGGACACCCCTCTGAACCTTGCACAACGCAAAGAACTTGAGGAAAGCTGGAACAAGAACTATGCGGGCATTGCCAACCAGGGCAAAACAGCCCTGCTATCCCACGGGGTAAAATATAAAAGCATAGGCACACGCCTGGATAGTTCCGATCTGCAAAGCCGCAAAATGACGGTTGAGGATGTGGCCAATATCCTGGGTGTACCTCTCCCCTTGCTTGCGGCGTCCGACGGTACACCGCTAAACAACCTTGAAGTACTAAACCGCTTGTTTGTTCAGTACACCCTTCGGGCATGGTGCAAGCGCTTTGAAAGCGAATTTAACTCCAAGTTGTTCGGATATAATCAAACCGGCCTAACCTTTGTGCGCTTCAACCTTGACGGGCTTTTGCGAGGCGATACCCGAAGCCGTGCTGAATACTATACAGCGCTTTACAACATCCGGGCGATCAGCCCCAACGAAATACGCGCACTTGAAAACATGAACCCGTATGAGGGCGGAGATGTGTTTGGTATGCCATTGGCATCTAATAGCACTGACGCTGGAGCACAAGGCACACAGGCAACGGATACACAAACCCAAACCCAATAGCCATGCCATACGATAACTACCCACAGGCAGCCACGAATAACGCAAAGCGGGCGTTGAAGCACCGAGACGAAAACGGCAGCGATTGCGGTACGGCAGTTGGTTGGCAGCGTGCTAATCAGTTGGCAAACCGGGAGACCATAAGCCACGACACGGTTGTAAGGACATATTCGTTTCTTAGCCGGGCAAAAGTGTACGATACAGGCAGCTATACCGACGCAGACGGCAACGAAGTATGTGGCAGTGTGATGTACGACGCATGGGGCGGCGATGCTATGTTAGACTGGGCTAAAAAAACGGTAAACGAAATGGAAGAAAAGCAACTACCCGCCGAAATGGAGCGGCGCACATATAAACTCGAACTCCGGGCATTGCCCGAAGGCCGTACCGTCGAAGGCTATGCGGCCATTTTCAACGCATCTACCGACCTGGGCGGATACGATGAGGAAATAGCCCCAGGCGCTTTTGACGGCGCGGACGATACGGACGTAGTGGCATTGTTCAACCATGACCCTAATTTCCCCCTTGCCCGTACCTCAAACGGTACGCTGGAATTGGAAGTTGACGGCAAAGGGCTAAGATACCGTTTTGAAGCACCGGACACGACGTTTGGGAACGACTTGCTCAAGATGATACGCAGCGGTATCATATCGCAATCTTCGTTCGCTTTCACTATCCGAAAGGATACCTGGATGAACGAAAACGGCAAAAAGCCCAAGCGCCGCATTGACCAGGTAGATGTACTATACGACGTTTCCCCTGTAACGTATCCGGCCTACAAGCAGACCAGCGTAACGGCCAGGGCGCTACAAGCACAATCAACGCCACAAGGCGTAGCCGATAAAGATTTCCCGCAACTGCTTGCGGATATTCTCCAACTTAACAATAAAAAAGCATGAAGCGCAGCGATGAATTGAAGCAGCAGCGCGGGGCAAAGATGGACGAACTGACGGCCATTTCCACGCAGGCTGCCAATGCGATGCTGACCGAGGAGCAGCGCAGCAACGCCTTGAGATTGAAAGGCGAAATTGAACACCTCGACACAGACATCCAACTGGCCGAAGCAGCCGAAGCCGAACAAGCACGGCAGGCTGTAACGGTATCACGTGCAAAGCAGCCACAGGCATCCCCCGAACAAAAAGCAACGGAGCGCTACTCCTTCCTGCGTGCCGTTCGCATGGCAGCCTCCGGCAAAGCCCTGGACGGCATCGAGGCCGAGATGAGCCAGGAAGCAGAACGCGAATTTCGGCAGGCCGGTATCACCCCGTCGGGCAATTTGTACATCCCTACGATGCTTACCAAACGCGGGATGCACAAACGCGACATGACGGCAGGCACCACCACGGCGGGCGGGTTTACCGTACCCACCGAACTGGGTGCGCTTATCCCGTTCTTGGATCCGCGCCTGGCGGTAATCAATGCGGGCGCGACCGTCCTGACTGGCCTGACCGGAAACATCGATTTCCCGCGCAACGACGCAGCGGCAACGGCAGTTTGGGAAGGCGAAAACGACGCGAACGCGGAGACCTCCCCGACCTTCGACCGGATCCAAATGAGCCCCAACCGCTTGGGCGCGTTCACCGACATTTCCAAGCAGTTGATGGTACAAAGCTCCATTGATGTGGAAAACTTTGTCCGGGAGCGCCTCAACAACGCGATCAACGTCGCACTTGACAGCGCCCTTATCAACGGCGACGGTTCAACGCAGCTTATCACGGGTATCCTCAATACCAACGGCATTGGAAGCGTTGCCTGTGGTACGGACGGTGGCCCTTTGACCTGGGGCAAAATCGTAGACCTGGAAACGGAGGTCGCTGTTGACAATGCCGACTTTGGAAGCCTGGCCTACCTGACCACGCCCGGCGTACGGGGCTACCTCAAGAAAACTGAAAAGGCATCCGGCACGGCGCAATTCGTTTGGATGGATGGGCCGACCCCGGCAGCCAACGCAGCCCGCGTGGACGTGCTGAACGGATACCGCGCCTTTGTGTCCACTCAAGTGCCGTCGAACCTGACTAAAGGCAGTGGTACGAACCTCCATGCCGTTCTTTTCGGTAACTTCAACGAATTGATTCTTGGCCAATGGGCGGGCCTTGACATCGTGATTGACCCGTACACGAGCGCAAAGAACGCGCTGATTACCATCGTGGTGAACTCCTGGTGGGATGCAGCGTTGCGCCACGCCGCATCAATGGCCGCAATCAAGGACGCAGACATCACCGACGCGGTGTAACTTATCTTTTTGCCGACATTCCTTAACCGGGTGGGGGCTTAAAACGCCCCCACTCACTCCAAAAAACAAATACCATGTTACGCAAAATTCTTGCACTCTTTTCAATCTTTGCCGCCGTTGTTTTCCTGGCCTCCGCTGGTGAACCGGACACGGCCTATCAAACCAGCGCACCCTTCTACTCGTATTCGCTTTCCGACACGATTACGAACACGGAAAACGATACGATAGAAATCCCTGCCCGCCTCGTTTCGGACTGGTCGGGCGGTTGGCATGTACAGGCTACTAGCCTATCCGGTACGGTTCAGCTTGCAAACACCGTCGAAGAATCGCTATCCTACAACGGTACGGACTGGGTAAACGTGGATACGCTCAATAATAGCGCCGCAGGTACGAAAAGGGCCGAACAAGATAGGGTCTATGGTTTCCGCCAACGCATCAGAATCGTTGGCAGCGGTACGCAAAGCACCCGCTATACGGTCTATTTCGTTGCCAAAAAGGATTGACGCATGATAAAAGTAAGGTTCTTGAAAAGCCCTACTGGGCGCTTCGGCCTTGCTTACTCTGCCGGGGATGTGGGGTATATCTCCGCATCCCTGGCAGAACAAGCGCAAAAAGAAGGCTACATTGAAATGTTGGGCAATCAGGGCGCAATCGAAACAGCCGATCGGCCACAACAATACGCAAAAGTAGAAAAAGCCGTACGGCGCAAAAAATAACACATGGCAGGTTGGAAGGTAACGACCCCGGCAGCGGAGGTGGTAATCAGCACCGCAGACGCAAAAGCATGGCTAAAGGTGGACACGTCGGACGACGATGCACTTGTAGCCGCGTTGGTTGCATCCGCAGCGGAGACCGCTCAAAACTACCTTTCACAGGCCCTGGTTACGCAGACCATAACGGAGACATTCGACGCATGGGGAGACGTTGCGCAACCGTCTTTGTTACGCCTTGCCATTCACCCGGTGATAAGCGTAACAAGTATTTCGTACATTGACGATAACGGCGCAACGCAGACATTGGCGGCGAATCAGTATAACGTTGACCTGTACGCAAAACGTTGCGTTATCGAACCCGCGTATAACGTTAGCTGGCCTACTACCAGGGTGCAACGCAACGCCATAACGGTAGTGTACCAAGCAGGATACGGCGCTGCAACGGCACTGCCAAAGGACATACGCACAGCGCTACTGTTAATGGTGGCAGATGGATACGAAAACCGTACCGACAGCGTAAAGCAACTGCCGACCGCATCGAAATACCTACTTGACCGCGTAAACTATGCCTATCTGCTATGAACAAGAACGAGCGCATAGGCAACATGCGGGAACGCATCACTATCCAGGTGGTTGCAGAAACGCAAAGCGGCACGGGCTACCCCGCTGAAAATTGGACTACTTACGCAACGCGATGGGCGGCTGTATCGGCAAAGCCAACCGCAAACAAAGAGATGGAAGAAGCGGGGCAAAAGACGGCAACACAGGGCGTAATGTTCACGCTTCGTTACGATGCTAACGTAACGGCAAAGCACCGCATACTGTACCGTAATAACTACTATGATATTGTAAGTGTAACGCCCGATGCGTTACGAATGCACATGGAGATCGAAACAGATTTTCGCAAATGATAGGAGCAGCGATATACAGCATATTGTCAGGCGCAACGGGCGTAACGAACCTAATCAGTACGCGCATCTATCCGGACATTGCGCCGCAAAACGCGGCCTATCCTTTTGTGATATACAGCATAGAAGGTACTGACCCATCCGACACAAAGGACGGTGCAAGTTCCCTGGACGTGGTAGAGTTCACGGTAACGGTATTCTCTGAAAGCTACGATAACATGACAAGCATCGCATCAGCGGTGCGCACGGCCTTAGACGCAAAAGCCCCTGGAACTTACAGCGGCATCACTTTGCAAAGTATCCGGTTTGCCGGCCAGCAAAGCATGAATATGGAGATAGGCAAACACGTGTATGTAATTGAGCAAACATATAACGCACGACACCAAAGATGATAATCAAGATACTAAAGCCTTTTTGGAAGTGGCAGCCTGGAGCAGAACCCGACGTAACAGAAGATTTAGGCTTCGACCTGATCCGCCAGGGCATCGCAGTTGAGGCCAACGACCAAACCAGGCGCGACTTGCACGCAAAGCCCAAAGAGGAAACAGAACCTCAAAAAATAGAGGTTAACAACTTCTATGCCCCTGAAACGAAAAAGAAACGCGGTTTTTTCACGAATAAATTTTAAACAATGGCA